ATGAGCGATAAATCGACAGAAAACTATCTGGACAATTTGCTGGATTCAATGAATAAGCTGCAGGATACAGATACGAAGATGTCTGGGGCTGATCAGGATGAATTCCTCAAAAAGTTTGAGGACGAGCTTGAAAATGAGACATATGATGAGTATCTGTCGAACTTTGAAAAGGAACTTGAGAGGGAAAATGAGCAGGCCAAGGGTCAGGCTCTTAATGTACAGACTCCGGCTCCTGATGACAAGGATGCTTCACTTGATGATATGCTCACTGAGTTTGACCGCAGGATGAAGGAACAGGAGACTCAGGGAGATAAACAGGAAAACAAAGCAGACAATAATCTAAGCGATGCGGTATTTAATTTTACACCGGCAGATTCTGGGATAGAGATGATGGATGCAAACATGCCGGAAATGGCTGAGAATCCCAAACAGGAGGAGACTCCGGAGAGTATAATAACAAATGAACCTCAGATGGTTGAAGAAATAGGAGAGCCGGATTTGGCAGGAAATGCATCAAAGGATATACTTGACATACTGGGTAGTGATGGTCTGGATAATATCGGTGATCTGCTTGAAGGAAAAACCGGTGAGACAGGGGCTGATATAGATGATTATGCAAGCAGCCAGATGAAAGTGCACGAGACGGCTGATGCAGCAGTTGATGCACAAGATACTGAAAAAAAGAGCCTTTTAAAAAGAATAATATCATTTTTTACAAAAGAGCCGCAGTCAGATGATGTCACAGATATACAGAGCACAGCAGAAGGTGCAGAAACTGACGCAAAGACACTCTCAGATGAGAATAAGCAGATACTTGAAGCGCTGGATGCTGACGGAGAGCTAAACGAAGCCACAGATAAGCCAAAGAAGGGCAAAAAGCCTAAAAAAGAAAAGAAGCCAAAAAAACCTAAAAAAGAAAAAAAGCCAAAGGCTCCAAAGGAAAAGAAGGAACGCATTGGATGGGAGAAGGGACCTAAGCTTCCTAAGGGACCTGTTATAGTAATCTGGGTATTTGTTATGTCGATAGTTGTGTTTGTTCTCATATGCACCTTTTTGCTCGGAAACAACTCCAAAGTGACTGATGCTCAGAATACGTACAATCAGGCAATAGCTGATCTGGGACAGAATAAAGCTGATTCAATAGAACTGTATACAAATGCCTACAGCAGGCTGAGCGGCTTGAAGCTTTCGGGTGACGATAAGCAGTTGTACAATAAGCTGTCGGTGCTTGCATCAGTGTCAGGTAAGTATGATGCCTATAAGAGCTTTAGCGATTCAGGCTATGTAACCATGGCAGCGGATTCCTTAGTATGTGCGGCAGGACGATGTGCTGTAAATGCAGACAATGCAAAGGAATACGGATGTGAGCTGCAGCTTGAGCAGCTTAAAAACATTATTTCTGATACCCTGAGCAGTCAGTATGGCTTATCATATGATGATGCCATTGCTCTATATAATATAGATGATAGAGATGACTATACACTGGCACTGACACAGAAATTAAATGAATTAGGCATTAAAGAGGAGACAAAATGATATGATTGCAATCATCGATTAAAATGCCTATCATTATTCGACAATCACCATAAAATAAGACTTTATAGATGTTACGTTTACAATAAATTTATATTTTACTAATTATTTACTAAATATAATGTCTTGAATGAATACAAGGGTACCAAATGGCGAAGAAACCAGGAGGTACTCTTTTTCTACATTATCTTTAATTTTTATGTATAATAAACCTTGTCAGTGAGGTGAAAAAAGATGAATTACATATGTGAATCTTGCGGTAGTGATTTGAAATATTATGATAAAGTTTCAAGAATGGTACGGACGAAAAATCGTAAAGCGTCTATCATTACTATAAAAAGATTCAAATGTCCAGTTTGTAATTGTATACATAGAAATCTTCCCAATAATATTTTTCCTTATAAACAATACGATGCGAGAATAATAACAGGAGTTATAGAAGGTAAAATAACAAGCGATATGATAGACTATGAGGATTATCCTTGCGAGATGACTATGACTAGATGGCGAACGCTTAATTTACAATCTCTCTTATGAGAAAACCTTGAATAAAAATGTAGTTATATGAAAGGAGATTTATATCATGGAGAGAAAAGGAAACAACATAGCAGAAGATACATTCTTATACTGGATGGATGTAGAACGATATATGGCAGAATTCAAAGAAGGAAATTTTAATAATTATGAAGAATGTCAAACAGTTTTACGATATCTTGCTTTAAGAGAGATGAATTTAGTTATAGAGAAAAACAATAACTCTCAAATAACATCTATCGAAATACCAGCATTTTTAGTAAAGCGTTAAAATGAAGGGCGGTCTGTGAAAAACATAGACTGTCTTTTTTTTTGGCATTAGTTTCCACCGAGGTTGTTTTTACTATTATGCATTTCTAACCTAGAATAGAATCACCGGCGGTAATAAACACAAAGGAGATTTATATGGGAACAACATTAAGAGCTGAATTATCAGAAAAGAATCCATATTGGATAGAGAAACATAGATACTACGAGTTAAAACATTTTTGCCTGCAATATCCTATATGGAAGAAAGCATATGCCGCATTAGACGGCACAAATACAAAAACTATGAATTTGGCGATGAGGGTTATAACCAATAATATTGATGATCCGACATCAAGGTATGCAATAGCCAGAGCATATTATGCAGACCGTATGAACATGCTCGAAAGAGTTGCTAATTTCACAAATCCAGAATTAGCAAAGTATCTACTAAAGGGAATTACAGAAGGCTGGTCTTATGATATTTTGAAAGCTAGATTAAATATTCCGTGTTGCAAAGATATTTACTATGACTTGTACAGACGATTTTTCTGGTTGTTGGATAAAGAACGAGGATAGTTCGCAACAAATACATAGTCCTTTATGAAGGAATAAATTCGTAAAGGAGGTAACGAGGATGAGCTATATCAAACGATTATTTGTAGATAGGATCATAGACTTATATGACAATGGTGAGAAACCTGAGCACATAGCTAAGATACTATCTATATCAGAAGAAGATGTGCGAGTTATTACAGATGAATTTGAATGATAACGAAATGAGAGAGTCCTAACAAGGGCTCTTTCTTTTTATTCTAGGTTAACTCCAGTACGTAGGTTACTGGAAATCATACTATATTGATATTTGAAAAATTGCCCGGTGGGAAAATTCCGGAAAATGTTTTCAGAAAGGAGGAGCATATGCCATTAATTTGGTTACTGGTAGGTATTCTTATAGGATTGCTTGCATCAAGATTTATATTTAAGGATAAGCCAATAGGTTCGCTTAGGGTTGACCAATCTGACCCAGATAGCGAGCCTTATTTATTTCTTGAATTAGATCCAGGCGGTATGAATGATATCTATAAGAAGCAGTCCGTATGTTTACGTGTGAAAATTAAAAATTATATTTCGCACAAATAACACTTTCTATTATGAAAGAAATTATTAAAAGGAGGTTTCACAAAATGAGCGAACCAAATATTAAAGATTTATTGAATGAGGAAATTGCAATGGAGATTCAGAACTTATCTGAATTCAAAGCAGGTTCTGATGAGAAATCAAGTGCTATTGATGATTTGGCAAAGCTGTACAAGCTGAGAATCGAGGAGAACAAGAGCGAATGGGATGCGGATGAGAAGTATGATCGTCGTGTGATGGAAGGAGAAGCCAACACTAAAGACGATGAACTGAAACAGAAGCAGCTTGAAGAGCAGGTTAAGGAGCGATATTTCAGAGTAGGTGTAGCAGCGGCAGAATTAATGGTGCCATTGATATTCTATGGAATTTGGATGAGGAAAGGATTTAAGTTTGAAGAAACAGGAACATATACCTCAAAGACATTTACAGGTTTGATCAATCGTTTTAGACCAACAAAGAAATAATGATTTTATGGCAAGGGGACGTGTATAACGCATGTCCTCTTATTTTTTACTACGCAACTACAGCATTTCCTCTTATGAGAAAATAGAAAAGGAGGCAAAATTAGATGAATAAAATCTATGTGGAGGTACCAATTACTACAAATCAGACTACATTAAGTATTCCTTGTGGTGATGATGAAAGCTTATGGCATTTTACCGTCATATTCAATGAGAACGAATATTTGCATAAGAGATTGGTTACCGTTATGGACAACTTTGATGATGGAGAGAATCCAGCGGTTCAAAGTATGTTAGTAACGAATGAAAACAATCGTACGGCAACATTTGAGTACCATATGGATAAGGACGTAAAGGTTGATGTTAAGCTGTCAGTTTATTATTGCAAGGAATGCAGAATAATTACTGCTGAGTGGTAATAGTGCCTATAGGAGATGTGGAACTCTATACGCATCTCCTTTTCTTTTTACGTGAAAAATACATTGCTCTTTATGAGAGAATAAAGCTTTATCTCTTGAACAGATTAACGCCAGTTTGTATACTAGATATACGAGTATGCGAGCAGGTCAATTTTGAAAGGAGATATTTAGCATGAGTATTTTTAATGAAAAACAGAGAAAGGCAATGACAGACGGAGAATATATCTGCTCTGAGTGCGGAGGATTAATGGAATTTGAAGACGAATGGGAAGACACATTAGTGTGTCCTCATTGTGGTCACAGCATTGATTTAGAGGAATATGGCTGTGAAGGAGATGAAAAGTACGAGAATTTATATCCGACCAGAGAGGAAGTTCTGGGTATTGCCGCGGATGAGTCCGAAGAAGAAAATTAAAAACGCAATAAGCTAGAGGAGAGGGTCTTAGAGAAATCTAAGGCTCTTTTCTTTTTACGGAGAATAGAGATGAGATACCATTATAAAAAACCAGATATTTATCTTTCTATGTATGGAAAATTATATATATGCAATCATCCGGTGTATGACAGATGTACATTATTTACAATTGGCGATAAAGGTTTGGCAGTTATTCAGCAAAGATTCAATCCGGATACAAAGACTACATACTGGACAGAGGTTGATTCCTGGTTGACAGATTCTTTATATTTGCATCCTAAGTTCAAAAAATTTTTTGATGAACGAGCAGGAGAGTGTACAGATGGATTGTATCCAACAGTAAGCGTTAGACAAATTATGTGGGCGTTGAAAATGAAACCGATACAGAGGCAAAGATGGGAAACATGCTTTGACAGGCGTAATATTTAGCGAATTTTACAGTTCCTTTTATGAGAAACTAAAGCTTTGAAAGGAGTAAAAGGAGCATGGACGAAATGAAAATAGTATCTAAATTTACAAGAGGGATTATTTCAAAAGCATTAAAAAAGGTGATACATAAGAAAACTGGATACGATATTGATATTCAGTTAAATGGGGTCACTACAACTATTGCAGACGGAAAGACACATCTTCATGTCGATGTAGATGCTGAAATTGGAAAGGACGAGCTTATAAACATACTTAAAAGTATTGGTTTGAACTGACGATTAGGGTCGCTTATGGCGGCTCTTTTCTTTTACTTCGCAAAATTTACAAAGCATATTATGAGAGGAATAGTAGCTCAGTTGGTAGAGCACTGGTCAATATACCGCACCAGGGGTCGATGGTTCGAATCCATTCAATTTCTCTTTTATTTTTCTGGAAAGGAGAGTTCATATGTCTATTGAGCAGCTTGAACTGATATTAAGTGACACATATCAGATGGATGTATCATTTCCTATGATATTTGGACACCATAAGGAATTTATGCAATCTAGCTATTCCATATGGTCAGTAAATGAATTACTGGAATATGTATCGTCCGAATTATATCCAAAAGACAATGCGTCAATAGCAGAAATTGAAGAAATTGTCAGATGTTTCAAAGCTATGATGAGTAAATATTATCATATGAGACAAGACACACAATTAATGTTTTCAATAGCAATAAATCTGGCAGATAATGTGCTGGATATTTTACGAGCTATGGAATAAAGAAAGGAGACAACCACTATGAAACCAAAAATCAATCAACTCATTAACAAATCAGTTATACAACTGAAAAGAGGTTCACCAACAATTTTAACCTGTCTTGGAGTTGCTGGGCTTGTTGCAACTACTGTATCAGCCGTTGTAGCAACACCAAAAGCAATTGAAAAGATTAGAAAAGACAGTTTGATTAATCATGATGGAGACCCATGCGGATATAGCAAGACAGAAGCTATTAAATCTGCGTGGGTCTATTATATTCCGTCAACAGTTATTGGTGTTTCAACAATCATTTGTATTGTTGGAGCAAATGTATTAAACCGCCATCAACAGGCATCTTTATCAAGTGCATATGCACTGATTAACAAATCTTACAATGAGTATAAAGAAAAACTCAAGGAATTGTATGGAGAGGAAGCTCATCAGAAAATAATCGATTCTATAGCTAAAGAGCATTGTAATGATGTATATCTTAGCGGACAGGATATATGTGGATGGAATTCATTAGACTTTGGTGAGCATGATCCGGACGAAAACCGTCTGTTTTACGATGAATATTCGAGGAGATATTTTGAAAGCTCTGTTAGCAGGGTACTACAGGCTGAGTATCACCTTAACAGAAATTTTGTAATGTCCGGTCATCTTCCAGTAAATGATTTTTATGAAATGCTTGGATTGTCTGCTCTTGATGGCGGAGAGTATGTTGGATGGAACTGTGACGATGGTATATATTGGATAGATTTTAACCATAGAAAAACAGTGTTAGATGATGGTCTCGAAGTATATATCATTGAAATGGTTTGGACACCAGACACTAATTGGTGCGATGAAGAAGATTTCACTATGGAATAGTCTATTCGCAAAATTTACAGCCACTATTATGGAAAGGAGGCAACGGGCTATGAATAGTAAAATTATTAGAATCATTGGTCTTGCTGCGACAGTAATCGGATTAGGAGCGAATCTTATTAACGATTGGGCTGATGAGCAGAAGATGAATGAGCAGATTGATAAGAAAGTTAATGAAGCTCTTGCTAAAAGAGACGCAGATACGAAGGAGTCCTAAAACAAGGGCTCTTTTGTTTTAGGGAGGTTAAGTATGTCATCAATAGATACAGCTATTGAAATTACTGAATATTGTCTAAAGCAATCAAGAAAAAATAGAGTTGATTGGTATGGCGATAGTTTTATTAGTAATAGCTACTCTATATGGGCGGCAAAAGAGTTGTTGATACGTTTGAATAACAACAGGGATATTCCGCCATTGATAACTCTTGAAAATTTTGAAGAGTTAATGGATGAGTACGCCTGCAAAAACATCAACAACAGTTTTTTATTTTCGTGTGCAAAAGATATGACACGATGGATCATTGATTTATTAATCGCATAAAGCGATATTTTGAAAGGAGATTAACATTATGTGTAAAAGAGAAATGACATTAGGAGAAGAAATTATCGGATTATCAACAAGAGGGATTGACACACCTACAGTAGAAAGAATGTACAGAAAGTATATCGAAATGGCTGCTGATAAAGAGTCAAAAGAAGCTATGAGAGCGTATTGCATTAATGATGAACTTGCGATTAAAGAATTTGTTAATGCAATATTCGGAGTTCCAGCGAAGTCCGATTTAAAAAATGCTGAGGTAGGAGATAAGACAACCATTAAGTTGAACGGATTTGGAGAATTCACAGCAACAGTACACAAGGTTACGGACGATAGAGTTATGCTTATTTTCGATGATTATGTAACTAAGAGACCTATGAATGAGTCAGATACAAATAAGGGAGGATTTGAAGAGTCAGATTTGAATAAATGGTTACATACAGAGTTCGTCAAGGCGTTACCTTATTCAATTAGAGGAAGACTCACTAATGTTACTATTCCTACAGTAGGTGAGATGTTTGGATGGGATGATGAGTGGGATAGAAACCACTTTGAAGCGGATAATGACAAACAGCTTCCTCTTATGAAGCAGAGACGCAATCGAGTTGCTTATTATAACAATGAGTGTGAGTTCGGATGGCTTCGTAATGCTACCAAGAAAGAATTTTCTTCGGCTGGTTTCGCTGGTGTGGGCGACCGTGGCGGTACGAACTGCAACTTCGCTTCGGACTCTTATGGGGTTCGTCCGGAAATCTGGTTGGTTAAGTAAAAATCTCCGCCCCTTGTGGGCGGGGTAATTTATAGGAAAGGAAGTAATAAAATGCATAAACCTAATATTAAAGCGGCATATAATGCAGTGAAAAAATCAACCATAAAGCATAGTCCGGAAATATTAACTGGAATAGGTATTGCCGGAATGGTAACAACAACTGTAATGGCTGTAAGAGCAACACCAAAGGCACTAAGATTAATTGATAATGCGGAGCTTAAAAAAGCCAATGAAACAAATATACCATATGAGGGACATAACCTCAGCAAAACTGAAATTATAAAAGTTACATGGAGATGTTATATTCCAGCAGGGGTAACAGGAATATTGTCTGTTGTTTGTCTGATTGGAGCAAGTTCAGTAAATGCCAGAAGAAACGCAGCACTAGCTACGGCATATTCTATAGCTGAAACATCACTCAAGGAATATCAGAATAAAGTTGTTGAAACGATTGGAGAAAAGAAAGAGCAGACTATCAGAGATGCCGTTGCAAAAGAGAAAATTGAAGCGCATCCGGCAAAAGAAAGCGAAATTATATTTGTTGGAGATGGTGAGACTCTTTGCTACGATGTATTATCCGGACGATATTTCAAGTCAAAAATTGACAGGATTAAGAAAGCTGAGAATGACTTGAACAGAAGGATGCGAGATGAAATGTATATCTCCCTTAATGAATTCTATTACGAAATTGGTTTACCATCTATTAAAATCGGTGACGACATTGGATGGAATATTGACCGAGAAGGATATATCGACCTTCGCTATACATCACAGCTTAATGACAATGACGAACCAGTATTTGTAATAGATTACGGATGTGGACCTAGATATGACTATAGAAACTTGATGTAGGTTCGCAAAATTTACAGCCACTATTATGGAAAGAATAACAAATTTTTAATCTGAAAGGAGATTAACATTATGGAAACAAATGAAATCATGAACAACGAAGAGGTTATGGACACAACAGAGGAAATCGTAAAGACAGCTTCCAAAGGTGGCTTCAGTAAGGTAGCAACTATCGGTGTGGCTATGATTGCAGGCGGTTTAGCTTACAAGTTCGTAGTAGCACCAGCAGTTAGTAAACTGAAGGAAATGAAAGCGCGTAAAGGGTTTAGTGTTGTTGAAAATGAGACCACAGTTGAGGATGAAAACACTGAAACAGTTGATGAGAATGATTCTGAAAATTAAAGAATTATTATTCTGACAGGAGTGAGGGAGAGTACCTATAACAAGGTGCTTTCTCTCTTATTTTTTTATTATGGAGGTATTGTTATGAACCAGTATGCTTATAATGGTCCAGTTATGGAATTTGGCAGGTGTATTGCCGATAATTGGGCGGGGTCTACATACGCGACATCTGAAAAGAAAGCAAAGAGTAATTTAGCGTATCAGTTTAAGAAAAATAATAACCGTATGCCAGCATCGAAAATTACTTTGCCTGGGGAGTTAATGGTTATCAATTAGGAGGAAAAGAATGGAAGAATACAAGTCCAACTCACATAAATCGAGAGAACGAGCGAAAGCTGAACTACCAGAAAAGAAGGTAGAAAAAATTGTATCCGGTTCTGTTAAGACAAAGAAAAAGAGCGGAATTAATAAACTTGCAGGGATATTTGTTCCAGAAGATGTAGATAACGTAAAAAGCTACATTTTCGAGGATATCGTTGTGCCTGCCGTGAAGGATATTATTCTCGATGCTGTTAAGGCGGTTCTTGGAGTTAAGAGCCCTAGTGGTAAAAGATCGTCCGCAAGCAAAGTATCTTATCGCAAATATTATGAAGACCCAGCACAGGGCAACAGAAGAAATTACAATTCACAGAGTTCTATTGGTGGTTGTGATTTCGATGATATTTACTTTGACACCAGAACTGAGGCAGAAAATGTATTAGCTGCTATGGACGAAATCGTTGCAAGTTACAGAATTGTAAGTGTTGCGGACTATTTCGATTTGGTCGGTATTGACGGTCCGTGGACAGGAAATAACTACGGCTGGACTGATAATATCAGAAATGCAAGAATTATTAATACCAGAGATGGATATACTATCAAGTTTCCAAGAGCAAATCCAATAGATTAGGAGGCAGATTATGTACGAGTCAAAAGATGTTATGGTATCACATCCAGCTCATTATCAGAGTGAAACTGGATTAGAGGTAATTGATGTTATTGAGGCATTTACATTTGATTTGAAAGGTATTGAGGCTACTGACACTGGAAATGTACTCAAATATATGTGCCGTTGGAAAAATAAGAACGGCGTACAGGACTTAGAAAAAGCGAGATGGTATTTAGAGCATCTCATTGATCATGTAAAACTTTTAGAAGAGGAGAACAAATAATCATGAAAAAGAATGAAATTATTGCAAAAGTAACAACCGCTGTAAATACAGCAACTATTAAAGTAAAAAAGCATAGCCCGGAAATTCTTATCGTAGCCGGTGTTATTGGAACGGTTGCAAGTGCTGTTATGGCTTGTAAAGCTACAACAAAATTAAGTACAGTGTTAGAAGAGCATAAAAAAGATGTGGATGCTGTACATGAATGCTCTGAAAATGAGGAAATCAAAGCGGATTATTCACAGGAAGATGCAAAGAAAGACTTAACTATCATTTACGCCCAGACAGGGGTAAAGCTTGTTAAGTTATATGCTCCGGCTATTGCATTAGGCGCATTATCACTTACAAGTATTGTGGCATCTAATAATATTCTCAGAAAGAGAAATGTAGCTTTGGCAGCAGCATATGCAACCGTCGATAAGTCTTTCAAGGAATATCGTAGTCGTGTTGTTGAAAGATTTGGGGAACAGGTAGACAAGGAACTGAAATATGATATTAAGGCGAAGAAATTCGAGGAAACTGTAAAAGACCCGGAAACAGGTAAAGAGAAGAAAGTGAAATCTACTGTCAATGTGGCAAATGCAGACAGCGGATATGCAAGATTCTTTGATGAGACTTGCAATGGATATGAGAAAGATACACAGTACAATTTACTTATGTTACGCGGACAGCAGCAGTATGCAAATGATCTTTTACACGCTAGAGGATATGTGTTCTTAAATGACGTATACGATATGCTTGGAATTGACAGAACTAAGGAAGGTCAGATTGTAGGCTGGGTATATAACAAGAACAATGAAGTTGGTGATAACTTCGTAGATTTTGGCATCTTAGAAACAAACAGAGAAACTGAAGACGGATCTTATGAGCCAGCAATTTTATTAGACTTCAACGTGGATGGTAATATATTAGATCTGATTTAAACGGAGAATTTGCATATGAAAAAAATAATTTGGATGATACTATTGGTAATCACCTGTTCTTTTTGTATAGCAGCATCGCCAATCACGACAAGTGAAGACGATAAAATTACTGACAAAGTGGTAGTTGAGGTTATCAAAACTGAGGCGGTTGAAGAAGTATCATTTAGTCCGAAGGAGGAAGTAGTAGTACAAGAGCCTGCACCTCAAGATGTTGTTTGTGAAATTGATACTGATATTTCAGACGATGATATTGAGTTAATAGCTCTTGTTACTATGGCTGAAGCTGAGGGAGAATGTGAAGAAGGCAAACGATTAGTTATTGATACTATTTTAAATCGTGTTGATTCTATTTCTTTTCCGAATACAGTTTATGAAGTAGTTTATCAGCCAAGTCAGTTTTCTTCTATGTGGAATGGACGAGTCGACAGATGCTATATTGACGATTATATTTGTCAGCTTGTAGAGGAAGAACTTCGTAACCGAAAAAATTACGATGTCATATTCTTTACAGCTGATAAATATGGAAACTATGGAACACCTATGTTTCAGATTGGAAACCACTATTTTTCAAGTGGAGAATAGAAAGGAGAATTGTTATGCATGTAGTAGGATTAACATTATCAGCAGTTGCAGGAATTTGCTTTTGGAGTGGTCTGGCTGTTTTATTCGGTGGAAAGGAGCACTAATTATGGAAGGAATTGGTAACTTCATATCAATGATGGACTATATTCTTGATACCCATCGAAAAAGACATATTACAGGGGGCATTCTGTTGAGTGCCTCTTTACTTTTTGGCGGTTTAGCATTAACCGTTATGACTATCAAGACAGAGGAGGATAACAATGAACAGTAAAGTATCATTTATTTTAGGCACGATTATTGGTGCTGGAATTGGTGTAGCTGGTACATATTCATACTTTAAAGATAAGTATGAGAAACTCGCAGAAAAAGACTTCAATTCAAGAAGAGTATTTGACGAGGATAAAAAAGACGAATCGGAAGAGCCTGTTGCTGAAAAAACTGCTGACAGTAGAACTGTAGACAAACCGAGTATTGCTGAATATGCAGCAAGATTACAGAAAGAAGGCTATGTAAACTATAGCGATATGCAAGATAAAAAACAGAAGCAGGAAATTGGTGTTGACAAACCATATGTTATACAGCCGTCAGATTTCGGAGAGTTTGACGATTACGAAAAAATCAGTCTCACATATACAGCTGACGGGGTGTTACTAGATGATATGAATGAAATTGTGGATGATATTGAAGAAACTGTTGGGGAAGATTCACTTGAGCATTTCGGAGAGTATGAGGACGACTCAGTCTATGTGAGAAACGATGCTAAGAAATGCGATTATGAAATTCTGTTAGACCAGAGAAACTATCAGGAAATTTTTGAAACTCAGCCACATGGAACGGAGATGTAATGACCAGAGACGAATTAAAATTTGATTATTTCGATTGGATGTATGGTCTGGTATGTGATACAAAATATCCGAAGAAATTATCATATAGAAAGCTATTAAATTTTCTCCACAATATGGATTTCACATATCAGCTTACTATGGACAGCAATCGATTTGAGGACGGTATTGAACTACGTTATCGATTTGGATACGAGAACGGATATGACTGCTCTGTTATAGCGAATTATCTGGATGATAGTCCATGTAGCGTATTGGAGATGCTAATAGCACTTTCAATTCGTTTAGAGGAACATATTATGGACGACCCAGAGATTGGCGACAGAACAGGACAATGGTTCTGGAATATGATTACTAATCTTGGGTTAGGCTCTATGGATGACAGAAAATTTAATGAGAATCGTGTTGAAGATATTATAACGAGATTTTTAGAAAGACAGTATGAGCCAGACGGGCAAGGTGGATTATTCACACTTGAAAATTGTCGCTATGATCTGAGAAAAGTTGAAATTTGGTATCAGGCATGTTGGTACCTTGACAGTATTACTTGATTTGAAAGGAGATTACTTATTATGAACGATTTTGTAAGTTATATTTTTAGAAATATGGATGCTACAGATAAGCATCTTGTACGCATTTACAAAGCACTGGTGCATCAGAACAAATTTAATAAGGCTGTGACATTATTTAGTGTTGTTACAACTTTAAATTTATTTGCAATGCGTACTGATAGTAAAAAAATGCAACAGGAGATCGCAGCTTTGCGAAAAGAAATTGATGAGTTGAAGGAATCGGAAGGAGTATAAAAATGTGATGTTGGATTTTATGGTGGTTTCAACGCGTAGTACAAAGCGCGGAACAATAGAAATCTATCCAAAGTTCCTTATTAAAAAAAGCACAGATCTTATGATTCGAGGTGGTGATTTTTACGCTATCTGGATAGAAGAACGTGGTTTATGGTCTACAGACGAACAGGATGCTTTACAACTTATAGACCGCGAACTGGATAGATATGCTGAGGAGAATCGCCAACGCTTTAACTCAGATATTAAAGTCCTGCATATGTGGGACGCTGAGAGCGGAATGATTGACTCTTGGCATAAATACTGTCAGAAACAATTAAGAGACAGTTTTCATACGCTTGACGATAAACTTATATTTTCCAATACGGAAACGACAAAAAAAGATTATGCAAGCAAGCGACTTAATTATCCTCTTGAAGATGGAGATTTAACAGCATACGAAAAACTGATTAGCACTTTATATTCTCCGGAAGAACGAATGAAGATAGAGTGGGCTATTGGTTCCATAGTATGTGGTGAGTCGCAGAAATTACAGAAATTTCTTGTACTATACGGAGCAGCTGGTACAGGTAAATCAACAATTTTAAATATTATTCAGCAGTTATTTGAGGGTTACTACTCAGTCTTTGATGCGAAAGCATTGGGGTCTAGTAGTAACTCTTTTGCGTTAGAGGCGTTTAAAAGTAATCCATTGGTGGCTATTCAGCACGACGGAGACTTATCAAGGATTGAGGATAACACAAGGCTTAACAGTTTGGTATCCCATGAGCTGATGACTGTAAATGAGAAATTTAAGTCAACATATGCAAACCGCTTTAAATGTTTCTTATTTATGGGAACTAATAAACCGGTACGCATTACAGATGCTAAATCTGGTCTTATAAGACGACTGATTGATGTGTCTCCGTCTGGAAATAAACTTAATCCAAAGGAATACAAAACAATTGTGAAACAGGTCAGTTTTGAACTTGGAGCGATTGCGTATCATTGCCAGGAAATATATTTGGATAATCCTGGAAGATACGATGATTATATTCCAATTTCAATGCTTGGTGCATCTAATGATTTTTACAACTTTATAGTTGATTCCTATTATGTGTTTAAAAAAGAAGATGGTACAACTCTTAAAGCGGCTTGGGAAATGTACAAGAATTACTGCGATGAAGCGAAAGTTGGTTATCCGTTATCAAGAAGGGCATTCCAGGAAGAATTGAAGAACTATTTCAAGGATTTTCAGGAGAGATTTAATTTTGATGACGGTTCGAGAGTACGAAGCTATTACATAGGATTCAGGACAGATAAGTTCGAAAGTGATACTCAAACAAAGAAAAAAGAGACACCAAAAACTTATCAGATAGAGTTCAAAGAACAGGAGTCAATATTTGATTCTGTATGTGCGGATTGTCCAGCACAATACGCTTCGCAAAATGAAACCCCACAGCAGAAGTGGGAAAAAGTAAAAACGAAATTATCTGCTCTGGATACATCACAAATTCATTATGTGAAAGTTCCAGAAAATCACATTGTCGTAGATTTTGATATTCCGGATGAGACTGGAAATAAATCTTTTGAAAAGAATTTGGAAGCTGCTAGTAAGTTGCCACCGACTTATGCAGAACTGAGTAAAAGTGGTCAAGGGATACATCTTCATTATTTATATTCTGGAGACCCTTCTCAGCTAAGCAGAATCTACGATGACCATATAGAGGTAAAAGTATTTACTGGTAAAAGTTCATTAAGAAGAAAACTTACTAAATGCAATAATTTGCCAATAGCTACTATATCCTCTGGGTTACCAATGAAAGGAGAAGACAAAATGGTAAATTTTGATGCCATAAAAAGCGAGAAAGGACTTAGAACACTTATAAAGAGAAATCTTAATAAGGAAATCCACCCAGGAACTAAGCCAAGTATCGATTTCATATACAAAATATTGGAGGATGCTCATAGTAGTGAACTCAAATATGATGTAACAGATATGCGTAATGCTGTATTAGCATTTGCAGCAAACAGCTCTCATCAGGCAGAGTATTGTATAAAGCTCGTTAATAAGATGCAGTTCAAATCGGAAGAAAATTCAAATGCTGTAAAAAATGACGATGCAAAGTTGGTATTCTATGATATCGAGGTATTTCCGAACCTGTTTTTGGTCAACTGGAAAATAGAGGGCGAAGGAAAGCCTGTTGTCAGAATGATTAACCCGACACCAAGCGAAATAGAGGAATTGATACAGCTTAGATTGGTCGGATTTAACTGTCGACGATATGATAACCATATTATGTATGAGTGATACATTCAGCGCAATTATAAATTCATCGGCGGATGCCAGAAATAGTATGTTGCAGGGCTGGAAAGATTTGGGAGGAAGAACAGCACTTATAGAAGCAGCTAGAAATGCTTTTGAGGGAGTGCTTAGTATTATTAAGCCTGTGAAAGAAGCATTCCGCGAAATCTTCCCGCCAATGACGGCACAACAACTGTACAACATTACAGATGCGTTAAGAAATCTGACGGCGCATCTGAAACTCAGCGATACAAATTCGGAAAATTTGAAAAGAACATTCAAAGGTTTGTTTGCAGTAATTGACATCGTTAAACAAGCATTCGTAGCAGTTGCAAAAGGAGTAGGCTCTCTATTAGGAGGGACTGGTGACTTAGCTAGTTCTATTTTATCGGTAACGGCACGCTTCGGAGATTGGCTTGTGAAACTTGATGAAACTATCAAGAAAACAGATATATTCAATGTTGCTATACAGACTGTGATTAAATATATAAAAACAGGTGTGGCAGTAGCAACAGATTTAATCGACAAAGCTGTTGATGCGGTCACAAGATTCGCAAATTCTATAAAGCAGAAGTATGACACTGGTGGATTTGCAGTTATTCATTCTGTTCTGGAAAGAGTACATACAAGAATGTCAGAAGTTGGAGAAGCTGCTGACGGAATGCGAAGTGGTGTTGAAATTGCAATTGGTGCAATGGGTAAAGCACTCGAAAATTCTAAGTTTTTACAAGCACTCCAGGCATTATGGGAAGGAGTAAAGACTATTGGAACTGGTATTGCAAAAGCAATGAAAACCCTTGCTAGTGGATTTATAGAAGATATCAGTGATGTCAATTTCTCAAGTGTGTTTGACGTTCTCAGTGGAATTTCATTAGCTGGAATTGCGGTTGGAATCAATAAGTTCCTTAAAGGAATCACAGATGCAGTAAGTGATGTTACAAAACTAACAGACCAAATCAAGGGAATTCTTGATAGCGTTAGAGGTTGCTTTGAAGCATATCAGACACAATTGAAAGCAGGAACTTTGATTAAGATTGCAAGTGCAATTGCAATTCTTACGGGAGCGATTGTTGTACTTTCGCTTATTGACTCTGCAAAATTGGCATCAGCTATTACCGCATTAACAGGATTGTTTGCGGAACTTATGACATCTATGGCTATCTTTACAAAGATAAGCGGTGACCTTAAGAATGCGGGAAAGACAGCTACAATTATGTTGGGATTATCAGTTTCAGTGTTAATTCTTGCATCAGCGTTGAAGAAGATTGCATCTTTGAGTTGGAATGAGATAGCAAAAGGACTTACAGGTATTACAGTAATTTCTGGCGTATTGACAGGAGTTGCAAAAGTTATTTCAAAAGATGAAAAGACAATTGCTAAAGGAGCATTCAATCTTATATTCCTAGCGACAGCTATTAAGATATTAGCATCTGCTTGCAAAGACATATCAAAACTTAGCTGGGGAGAACTTGGTAAGGGACTTACTGGAGTAGGGGTTCTGATGGCAGAAATAGCTTTATTCTTGAATACGGCTAAATTTAGTGGAAAAGCAGTATTAACAGCAACAGGAATTCTTGTGTTGTCAGCCGCTATAAAAGTATTAGCATCTGCTTGCAAAGATTTTGGTTCTATGCAGTGGAGTGAAATCGGAAAAGGTCTTACAAGTATTGGCATATTACTTACAGAGATTGCAGCATTTACAAATCTTACAGGTAATGCTAAACATGTTGTATCTACTGGTATTGCTTTAATCGCTATTGCCGGCGCGATGAAAATTATGGCATCAGCTGTAGAGAATTTCGGTTCTATGCAGTGGAGTGAAATTGGCAGAGGACTGACCGTTATGGCAGGAGCATTAGCAGAGATTACATTAGCTGTCAATTTAATGCCTAAAAATATGATATCAACAGGCGTTGGTCTTATTGCCGTTGCCGGAGCTCTTACAATATTATCAAATATTCTAAGTACAATGGGAAATTTCACATGGGAAGAGATTGTAAAAGGTCTTGTTACTATGGGGGGAGCGTTAGCGGAACTATCGGTAGCGTTAAATCTTATGAACGGAACATTGGCTGGTTCAGCGGCATTACTCATTGCAAGTGCTTCATTAGCGGTGTTGGCACCAGTTCTGAGTATACTGGGTGCTATGAGTTGGGAAGCAATAGCCAAAGGTTTGGTTTCTTTAGCAGGAGCATTTGCAATTATAGGTGTAGCTGGTGCTGTATTATCACCGCTTGTTCCAAGTATTTTGGCATTAGCAGGAGCATTTACACTTATAGGTGTAGGAGTTGCTGTGACAGGAGCAGGTTTATTAGCTGCTGGACTTGGACTACAGGCACTTGCTATTGGGCTTACTGCGATAGCAGCAGCTGGAACAGCAGGAGCGACAGCACTTGTAGCAGCATTAGCAGTCATTATAACAGGTGTGGCAGATTTAATTCCAGCAGTACTGGTTAAATTGGCAGAGGGAATTGCTCAGTTCTGCGTTGCATTAGCAGGTGCAGCACCACAAATTTTAGAGTCGCTGGTCGTTATTATTACGGCTTGTCTGGCGGCGATATCAAACGTGGTACCTCAATTGGTCGAAGTTCTCGTAACACTACTGGTTACAACTCTTCGAACTTTGGCTGAGCATACGCCAGAAATTGTACAGGCTGTGTTCGATATTCTGATTGCATGTCTACAGGGAATTGCAGATAATATCGGAATGGTGGTTCAAACTGCTATAGATATTGTGCTGAATTTCATCGACGGAATAGCTCAAAAATTACCAGATGTGATTCAGTCTGGTGTTAATTTGCTCTTGAGTTTCATCGAAGGCATTATTAGTGCTATCGATAATAACTCCGAGCGATTAGCAAATGATATACGAAATTTGTTTAAAGCATTAATTCGCGCAGCGGTTCTTGTACTTACTGGTGGAGTTGTTGATATCAAAGAAGTTGGTTCCAAGATAATGAATTCTGGACTTATCAGTGGTATCAAGGAGAAATTATCAAATCTTAAGGAAACTGTACGTGATTTGATATCAAATGCCAAGCAGGTTATTCAAGATAAAATAAATGACTTCAAAGATGTGGGAAAGCATATTATAGGTGGACTTATCAGTGGTATTACAGATAAAGCCTCTGATTTGGCTAATTCAGCGATTAATGCGGCTAAGAGTGCTGTGAATGGTGTAAAGAATTTTCTTGGCATTCATTCACCATCAAGAGTATTTGCTGAAATTGGTAGATATACTGATGAGGGATTTATTAATGGTGTGAAGGCTTATGCTGGAAAAGTATCTGACGCTACGGTTGATATGGGAAAAGGTGCTGTTGGCGCAATGTCCGATACACTTTCAACTATTGCAGATTTGGTTAGTTCCGATATAGACACAGAGCCTACTATAAGACCTGTAATGGATCTGTCAAATATTCAAAATGGTGCTAATCAGTTGTTTAGTATGATGAAGAGTGTTGACGGGTATTCGTTATCTGGTTCATTAGACATTGCCAATAGAACCGGTAATCGTATTAATGAAGTAAGAAGCAAAGCAACTGATAATTCCAGTGTGTTAGATAAGATTTCAGATGCTGTTGGAAACTTCAACGGCGGAAATTCATTCGAAAATACATTTAATATCACGGGAAGTAATCCTAAAGAGATTGCAGAAGAAGTATCAAACATTATTCAGAGACAAGTTGAAAGGAGGGATGCTTCATGGGCGTAATTATTTACAATGGTATTTCATCGGAAGAATTCGCTATCCAAGTGGAGCATCCGCCTGGATATGAAACTCCGGAAAAGGACTATGAAGTTACACATATTCCTGGAAGAAACGGGGATATTTATGTCGATAAAGGGTCGTATAAAAATGCATCAAGAAGTTATGACATAGCTATTGGTGCTGAAAATAAGGATTTTACAATGATGGCAAATTTTATTTCGGAGTGGCTTAACTCTGCGTCTGGATATGCTAAGTTGGAAGATTCATATGAGCCGGAATATTATCGACTTGCTGCTTATAAGAGTGGCGGAACAATTGAAAACATATTACAGCACGCTGGGCGTATTACAGTTGCATTTGATTGTAAACCTCAGCGTTTTCTTAAATCTGGAGATATTCCAGTAATTGTTAGAGCAACGAGCAAATTAAGAAATCCCACAGGATTCAAATCGCTTCCTATTATAAAAGTGAACGGTTCTGGAAAGGGTAATCTGAGAATTGGTGACTATGTTATCACTATTTCGAACATTAGCTCGTATCTGACAATCGATAGTGAATTACAGGATGCTTATAAAGGTACTACAAATTGCAATTCACTTGTAACGTTGAGCAACGGATTTCCGAAGCTTATAAAAGGCGAAAACGAAATTTCTTTTTCTGGTGGAATAACAAGTGTGGAGGTGATACCTAAATGGTGGACACTATGATTACTCTTCATGAGTCTACAGAAACATCATTCACAACGAATGGATTAGGCACATTAAGTGACGCCATTACTTGCGAAGTTACTGAAGAAAGAAATGGAGAGTTCGAACTTGAAATTGAATATCCGGTTACAGGTATCAGATATAAGGAATTACAGCTTAGGCGTATCATTATGGCAAAGCCAAATCCTTATTCTGACCCACAACCATTCAGAATCTATGCAATCACAAAGCCAATCAATGGAATTGTTACAATAAATGCAGAACATATAAGTTACGATATGTCTGGATACCCAGTATCAGCATTTGCAGCCGACACAGTTCAAAATGCATTTATTAATATGAAATCCGCATCAGCGGTTGATTGTCCTTTTTCATTTTCAACAGATAAAACTACAACTGCAAATATGACAGTTCTCAAACCATCGAGTATGCGTTCACTTCTTGGAGGCGTTGACGGTTCAATCCTTGATGTGTATGGAGGAGAGTATGAATTCGATAAGTTCAACGTAAAGCTTTGGAATAAAAGAGGCGCGGATAGAGGTGTTAGCATTAGATATGGTAAGAATCTTACTGATTTGAAGCAGGAAGAGAATTGCAGTTCTGTCTATACAGGTGTTTATCCATTCTGGTATTCGGAGCAGGAAGGTCTTGTGCAGCTGGATGAGAAGATTGTAAAAGCTTCTGGCACATATAATTTTACAAGGATTTATCCATTGGATTTATCGCAGGAATGGCAGGAAAAACCAAATCAAGAGCAGCTCAGAGCAAGAGCTAATTCTTATATGAAAGCAAACAACATAGGAGTACCAGCTGTATCATTGACTGTATCATTTGTACAATTGTCACAATCTACGGAGTATGCTAAATATGCGCTTTTGGAGGATGTACATCTTTGCGACACTGTAAGCGTTGAGTTCCCGGAGTTAAATGTTAGCGCCACGGCAAAGTGCATAAAAACTATATATGATGCCATAAGTAATAAGTACGTGTCGATTGAACTTGGAGAATCAAGGACAAATCTTGCATCGACGATTTCTGACCAAAAGCAGGCAATCTCTGATACCATTACTAAAACATTTATGCAACAGGCTATTGAGAATGCTACGCAATTGATTAGTGGAGGTCTTGGCGGTTATGTGATTATGCACAGCAGCACCGGTGGAAAATATCCTGATGAAATTCTTATTATGGATACAGATGATATTGCTACTGCGAAGAAGGTATGGCGTTGGAATAAAGGTGGATTGGGATATTCTTCAACAGGATATAATGGTCCATTTGCTTTAGCTATGACACAGGATGGTCAGATTGTAGCAGATTTCGTTAAAACTGGGACGATGAGTGCAAATCGTATAAACGGTGGCACTTTAATTCTTGGTGGAAAGAACAACTCAAATGGTACGGCACTTATAAAAGATTCATATGGAAAAGTTCTTATTCGACTTGATAGGGACGGAATAACATTGTCAGAAGATGTTCAGATTTCTTATGAAAATATTTCAGACGCTCCGTCTATTCCAACTAAAGTATCAGAACTTACGAATGATAGTAAATATACAACTATGCCGGATGTTGAAAAGAAAGGGTATCAGACAAAGGCTAATGTGACCAAAATCACTAAGGATACAGTTACAACAACATATGTAAATGCTTTGGATATAACTGCTAAACAGGTTAATTGTAAATCTGGTAGTAAAGAAGCCAATATTAATGCTGGGGCATCTCATTATAAATATTCCAATGAGTACATAGGAGAAATAGGTACAAATAGTTGGACAGGCAATGACAATCGTAGAGGATTGGTATTTGACCTTGATGAAAATGGCGATTACATGACATGGGCGGCACAGCCTAAGAGTGGTCAGAGTTACCTTGTTAAGCTTTTATATGAGCGAAACGGTTATACCTCAAACACTGTGACATACAATGCAGATACCATAAACTTGGGGTGTGATGTTGATATGCATTACTACAAACTTAAGAATGTATCTTGGGAAAATGGTAGTGGAATAACAGGAACAATGAGATTTGTTCAAGTAGGTGGAATGAATAGCGATGGAACCGCTTCAAATTGGAGTAATAACGCATATTTACAATTTGAGAGAGGTGTTTTAGTAAAAGCGGGTTGGTACGATTATTAGGAGGTTTTATGGAAGAAAATGCCACAGAAGTAAAAGATAAGGACCTCGTATTAATCGAGGCGAGCAATGAAGTATCTAAACCGGATGAAGGTGAAGATGTTGTACAAGATAATTCCGAACAGGAACAACTTCGTTCTGATGTAGAATTTTTATCAATGATGACTGGCGTTGATTTAGGGGGTGATTAAAAATGGGTGTATATACACCAGACTCAAACAGAGTTGTGCATTATACGTATGCAGACATGACAGCTCGTCAGATTGTACGTCCGGTTCATCTTGTGCAGTATGATCAGGGATTACCGATTATTGCGGTAAAACTATATAATGACGGACTTGAATATACGATACCTACTGGCGCAACAGTTAATATAAGATGTGGTAAGGTTGACAGTAATTTTGTATATAATCCTGCATTAGGGTGGGATTCTGCTAAGCATACGGTTTACTTTGAAGTTACAAAGCAAATGACCGTACTGGCAGGAGAAATAAATCCTATTGTAGAGATTGAGTTAAATAACAAGATTGTATCCAGTGGGGCTATTGCCGTGCAGATTGATTTCAATCCTGTACAGGAACAGAGCATAAGGTCAACAACGGAATATCTCACTGCTAAGCAATATGCAGAACAGGCAGTTGATGCAGCAGCAAAAGCAGCAAGCTCTGCCAGCCAGGCATCTGGATATGCTAGCACAGCAAATTTAAGAGCAAACGCCGCGGCATCATCAGCTTCAGGTGCGGCTAACTCTGCAAGTGCAGCTAGTACGAGTGCGGAGAACGCGAAAAGCTATGCTGATTCAGCTGCTTCATCGAAGAATGCAGCGGCATCATCAGCTTCTAATGCATCAGCATCAGCAACAAATGCCAAAAAGTCTGAAACAGCGGCAGCGAACTCAGCATCTTTAGCGCAGGCAGCATATGAAGAAATTCTCGGAGCAGATGTCGGCAAATTTGGTTCACAGCTTGCTAATGAACATTCTGTATTACAACCGATTTACGATTCATCAGGACAAAATATATGTGATTCAAGTGGTAGAGAAATACAGGGACGTACAATATTTGCTGATGAAAGTGAAGTTGTATCATTACGACAGCAGGTATCTCATTTAGATACTTTTATAAGAAGTGTTATCAGTAGATTGGGATATGTAACAGACCATGCACTGTTAGACAGTGACTACAAAGGGCTTTAGAGAAATCTGAGGCTCTTTATTTTTTAAGGAGGATTAAAGAAAATGCCTAAAGTAACGGATTATTCCGCAGCAACCAGATTTGATAGTGGAGACGTAATTATTAAAGATGGTACTGGCGGAACAAAGAAAATGACAGCAGCAAATGCAGCAGTAGAATTTGCTGGACTTGTATCGGCGATTAATCATCGCAATGTATATAGAGGAAAGAACCTTGGTTCATCAGTTACAGCAGCCCAAAAGGCAGCTATTCAAAATGGAACATTTGACGACCTGTTTATCGGAGATTACTGGGTAATTAGCGGTGTGACTTGGGTTATTGCAGATATGGATTATTTCCTTAGATGCGGTGATACAGATTTCACAAAGCATCATCTTGTTATTGTTCCGGCGTCATCACTTTACAATGGTCAGATGAATGCAACTAATACGACAGAGGGTGGATATGTAGGTTCTGTTATGTATAAAACAGGATTGGATAATGCAAAAGCAAAATTTAAGGCTGCTTTTGGAGATATGCTTCTTACTCATAGAACTTATCTTGTAAATGCAGTCGCCAACGGAAAACCATCTGGAGGAGCATGGTTCGATGAGACAGTTGCGCTTATGCAAGAGGTTATGGTATATGGCACACATTATTTCGAGCCTGCAAATGATGGGACAACAATCCCTACAAAATACAGCGTTTGCAATTCACAGCTTGCACTTATGCGCCTTAATCCAAGAATGATCAAGATAAGAGAAACTTATTGGCTACAGAACGTCGTTTCTTCGGCTAGTTTCGCTCGTGTGGACGGCAATGGCGGTGCGGGCTGCAACGGCGCTTCGTACTCTTGTGGGGTTCGTCCGTATGGAATCATTGGTTAAGTAAAAATCTCCGCCCCTTGTGGGCGGGGTAATCTATAGGAAAGGATAAGTATATGGAAGATTTAATTTATACTATGGTGCTGTCTGATGGCACCATCATTGAAAATCTTAGAAAAAATGGTGATAACTATATTTCAGCATCTAAGCTTACAGCGGATATGTTTGAAGGAAAATTATCAGAAGTAACAGTAAAAACTTCTGAAAATGAAGTGGTTATGGAAAATATGGATCTTGTCCAGATTACTGAGATGGATGGCGAATACTGGTTTGTATTACGTCAGTTCTCAGCTACGGAACTGGCTATGGCTAAAATGTCTTCTAATATTGACTTCTTAGCTATGATGCAGGATGTAGAACTGTAAATTAGAAAGAGAGGAATAACAATATGGAACATAGTAAAAACTTTAAAAAGGTTAAAGACTATTATGATGATAAGCTCTGGGATGAGCGTAGAGTACGCTTAGCAGTTGGTCGCTGGATTACCGCAGAAGAGTATAAGGAAATTACAGGGAAAGATTACGAATAATGAGTGTTTTAGTTAGTGATCGTACAGAATCAAAATTTGAGGCTATCACATATTCAATTGAATTACATGATATGTTGATAGATTTTATGCAACATGGATTTGGTGTTAAAAGCGTAGACGATTATGTAAGACTTCGTTATGCATACGGAAAAGATGATAGAGAGAACTTTTCCAAGTATCGGTTTATGATGCAAAATTTTAAAAACAGAGTAGATCAACTGGCAGCACTAATTACGAGTAATGTCCGGGCAGCCAACACGATTTATCCAACGAATCTTCACGAGTGTGAAAAGAGAAGAGATTATCAAAACACTGCTATAGTCAATTGCGAGCAGCTTCTTAAGGAACTGCAACGGATTGCAGAGATATTTGAAGTGGATTTGAATCTCTACAGTCCATATGTTAAAGCTATCGACCGAGAAATCGGATTGATAAAGAAGTGGCGTCAGCGTGACAAGAAGATGGAATCATATTTCAGACGTAAGGGTGATGTCTAATTATGCGTCGTTTCTTCGGCTAATTTCGCTAATGTGAACAACAATGGCAATACGAACTACAACAACGCTTCGAACTCTAATGGGGTTCGTCCGGATTCTTCACTTAACCAATGAAGAAGGAGATATCATACCATTCCTTATAAACAGGATAAATAGCAAAGCCTGAAACAATTTACTACGGTAAGTATTGTTATAACGGTGAATAGTATATGAATTATGAGGAAATTGTATGCGATGCCAATAATTTGTATCGGGCTTATAAGACCTCTGTGAAAAGTAGCAAATGGAAAGAAACCACACAGAAGTTTATGATGAACTTTCTGCGTTATATTTTTGAAATCCAGGATGACATTATCAACAGGACTCTCAAAAATGGTCTTACACAAGAGTTTACTTTACACGAGAGAGGTCGAGTAAGACCGATTACAAGTATACAAATCCGTGATAGAATTGTTCGCCATGTTTTATGTGATGATATTCTTTTACCAGAAGTTAAAAAGCACATAATATATGATAATTGTGCATCAATTAAAGGGAGAGGTATATCTCAGCAGAGAAAGCGATTTGAAATACATTTGCACAAGTATTACAAATTGCATGGAAATGACGGATGGATTTTATTTGGAGACTTCTCAAAATTTTATGACAATATAATTCACGAGATTGCAAAACAAGAACTTCTTAAACTATTTGACGATGACGAATTTATTGACTGGCTTTTGACACTTATATTTGATGGCTTCAAAGTCGATGTGTCGTATATGTCTGATGAGGAATATGAAAATTGCTATTTGGATTTGTTTAATAAGCTCGAATATCGAGATATACCATCTGAAAAATTGACTGGTGAGAAGTGGATGGCTAAATCTGTAAATATTGGAGACCAGCTATCGCAGGTAATTGGAATATATTATCCTCATAGGATTGACACATATGTGAAATATGTCAGACAACAGAAATTTTACGGACGATATATGGATGATTGGTATATCATGAATCCAAGCAAAGAAGAACTTGAAGATTTGCTATCATGCATCATAGAAATTGCGAAGGAATATGGAATTCATATCAATAGAAAGAAAACTCATATTGTTAAAATTTCAAGTACATATAAATTTCTTCAAATAAAATATACATTAACAAAAGATGGAAAGGTGATTAAGAGAATTAATCCTAAAAGAGTTACTACAATGCGTAGAAAACTCAAGAAACTTTCACTAAAAGTAATAAATGGCGAAATAGAATACGAGAGTATTGAGAATATGTTTCGCGGTTGGATGGGAGCACACTATAAACTTCTATCAAAGCAACAAAGAAAAAATCTAATACAGCTGTATGAAGAATTATTTAATAAGAAGATTTCGGTAATTAGTAGAAAACTTATCGTGTCTGATGCATCTTCATTAGCCGCATAAAAAGGAGGAATTATGGAACCTTGGTTTCAAATCATAATTACAATTTTTAGTTCGGTACTTGCGTCTTCTGGATTATGGGCGTATTTATCAAAACGAACAGAAAACAAAGATGTAAAGACGGAGATGCTTATTGGATTAGCACACGATAGGATTATGTATCTCGGTATGTCATACATCGAGAGAGGGTATATTACCCAGGATGAATATGAAAATTTGAAAGTATATCTTTTTGAACCATATGAAAAATTGGGAGGTAACGGCTCTGCTAAAAGAATTATGCAGGAAGTCGACAAACTGCCAATACATAAATTTATTCAAAATAAGGAGGATGAACACGATGAACATGATGAAACTTAATGACAAGACTTACGACACACTGAAATGGATTGCAATGTATTTGCTTCCAGCGGCTGGTACTTTATATTTTGCTCTTGCAGGTATTTGGGGGCTCCCATATGGTGAGCAGGTTGTTGGTACGATTACAGCTGTTGACACATTCCTTGGAGTTATTCTTGGAATTAGTACAGCACAGTATAACAAAGCAAACAAAGCAGAGTAAATATCAGTATTTGTTAAGGGGGCGTGCTAATAGCATTCCCTCTTAATTTTTCAGTACGTAGGTTACTGGTAAAAAGATTATGATTACCTCAAGACTGGAGGTGATTGCATGAAAGATAAACTTTTATTATCTATAAAGGAGACATCGGATTTATTTGGTATAGGTCAGCACAGATTAAGAGATATAATCCGTGAAGATTATGATTGTAAATATCATCTAATGGTTGGTCGTGTTATAAAGATAAAAAGACAATCATTTGAAGAATTTATAAGCAAAGTAGAGCAGATATAAAATATCGACAAGGTGCCCTGAATGTGATATTATTATTTAGTATTCATTCGAGGCACTTTTTAATGGAGGGCTGAGAATATGGCAAATAAAACTACATCTGAAAAGAACAAACCGACAAGAAAAACGTTGAGGGCGGATGAATACTATAACCCCAAAACGAAAAGGTATGAGTATCATTATAAAGATGCTCTTGGAAAGGAAAGAGTGGTAAGTTCCTATAGACTCGAACCTACGGACCAATTACCAAAAGGTAAACGTTCAGGTAAAAGTTTACGTGAAAAGGAAGCAGAATTAAAAGTACAGTTAGAAAATAATATCGACATAGATGGGGCTAAACTGACATTACTAGAAGTAATAGATAGATATCTTAATCATCTATATAATAGGAAAGAACTGGCTCATAATACTAAGGCTGGATATAACACAACAATAAAAACGTTAGCGCAGTACAAACTTGGTCACATGGAAATAGGTAAAATCAAGCCAGAGCATTGTGAAGAATGGCTTTCAGATATGAAGAAAAAGCATCGAGGTTCAAGTATTCAGACTCAAATTAGTCTTATAAAAAGATCATTTGAATATGCAATTGATTATGATTACATAGCAAAAAATCCGTTCAGACGTATTACTACCGATAGAAGCGATAGCAAGAAAATGGAAGCAATATCAATTCCGGATATGCATAGATTCCTTGAATTTTGTTCAAAGGATGCTCATAGTGCTCATTGTTATGATATGATATATGTGCTGTTTTGGACTGGTTTAAGGGCATCTGAATTATGTGGTCTAACACTTGATAATATAGATATGGAAAACCATTTAATTCGAGTGGAAAAGCAACTACAATGTATCAATCATACGCATGTTGTCTTACCGACGAAAACCATAAACGGAACAAGGTACATTCCTATGACTGATGGTGTATATGAATGTTTTCAGAGAATATTGAAAAATCGTTATATTATGGGTGATATTGAACCAGTGTGCTATGATGAAAAGGAAAAAGCATATGAAGGATTTGTGTTTCTGGCAACAAGAAGTAGAAAGACAATTGTTAGATCACATGTCGAAGAATACTTGCAAAATTGTATCAAGAGATTCAATAATGCAAATCCCGACAATCCTATACGAAAATTTGAACCACATATATGTCGGCATACATTTGCTACGAATATGCAGGGATTACCACCAAAAACACTACAGTATATTTTAGGACATGGGAACATAACTACCACTATGAATAACTATGTAAGTGTGAGACCGAGTGAGCAGCAACTTGTAGAGATTAACTCGCTCGCAAGTTTGATAAATGATAATTAG